TAAAGGTATGCAACGAAAATGGGAAAACAACATTCTATCCGGTAGGGCTGCTCCCAACTCCGATGTCTACCGACATACACCATGCAAAACGGGTGAAGGATTTGAAAAATGCAGGTGCAAAAACGATGGCGAGTCGAAGAAACGGAAGCAATCGTCCGAATGGCCTAATGGATTTCATGGATTTCCACGGAATGTTACCTACACCAACGACAAGTTGTCACAATCCCGGAACGGCAAAGGACCGGAAAGACGGCAGTCCCCGGACATCAGAACTGAACCATTTGTGTGCCCGCCTGATTGGGAAAACTTCCCTACTCAATCCCCTGTTTGTAGCCGAGATGATGGGATTTCCACCAGATTGGACGGTATTGCCTTTTCAAAGTGGCGGCAGGAATCGATAAAGGCATACGGCAATGCGATTTTACCACAGGTTATATATGAAATTTTTAGAGCAATAAATATTGTAGAAAATGGAAGAATGGAAAACTATTGAAGGTTATGATGGAAGATATGAAGTCAGTAGTCATGGACGTATTAGAAGCGTCAGTATGTTTTTAGGGAATCATATATATCATGGAAAGGTTTTATCTCCCACAATAGCGACAAATGGATATTTAAAAGTTAATTTAATATTAAGAGGGAAAAAGAAGACTTGTTTGGTGCATAGGCTTGTCGCGAAAGCGTTTATAGAAAATAGAAAAAATCTACCACAAGTAAACCATAAAGATGAAATAAAAACCAATAATAATGTTGACAATCTCGAATGGTGTAGCGAATCGTATAATTGTAACTACGGTAAAAGGAATTTTTTATTGATAGAGAAAACAAGGAAGCCTGTATTGCAATTATCGGTTGATGGGAATTTGATAAACAGATTTGAAGTTTTAAATGACGCCTCCCGAATCACTAGGATAAATGCCGCACATATTTGTGATGTATGTAAAGGGAAAAGGAAATTAGCTGGTGGATATGTATGGAAATACGCCACAAGTAATGTATGAGATATTCCTGGCAATAGAATCTATAGAAAAAGGCAAATAGTATGAACATCCATCAGACAGTCCCCCGCTCCGATTGCACCTCTTTCGCGAAATGTGTCAAGCATTCCCTTGCCTATTGCCGGAAGTACGGTGCATCCGAATGCGGTCCGTGCGAGATAGTGAAACGGAAACCGAGGAACCGGGTGATGGTGGACGGTGTAGAACGCAAGGTGTGCAGCCGCTGCAAAAGACAGCTTTTACTATCCTGCTTCTATGACAGGACAATCTATCGCAACGGAAAGGTGTATCACATCAAGACATCATGGTGCAAAATGTGTGTTTCGGAAGACAATCGGGAACGGAATAAAAGAAATAGAGTAAATGGATAAGAAAGAACAACAATCAATAGACTTCCTTCGAAGTATATATCAGGATAAGCCTCTAAATCTTGGCTTTTCAGGTGGAAAAGATAGCGTCGTCATACTTGACCTTGCCGAACGTGCGGGCATTGTATATGATGCAATATATGCCAATACTACAGTAGACCCACCCGGAACAATCAACTTTATAAAGAAAAACTATCCACAAGTTCAGATAATGCACCCAAAGAAATCTTTCTTTAAGCTGATTGAGGAGAAAGGTTTCCCCTCTCGTTTACGTCGGTTCTGCTGCGAGGAGTTAAAAGAACGGTATGGCATTGGGAAAAGAAGCATTGAGGGCATGAGGGCTTCGGAAAGTAGAAACCGGAAAGATTATGAACCAGAACAGTGTGACACCCGTAAGTGGATGAAAGGCGCCAAACATATTCTTCCTATTCTTACATGGTCGGAAGAAGATGTTTGGAGCTATATCCGAAAATACGGATTGCCATATTCAAAGTATTATGACGCTCCATATAATTTGAGCCGTCACGGTTGTGTCGGCTGTCCTCTCTGCAATTACAAGCAGATGCAATTAGAGTTTAAGATGTTTCCCGGTTATGCCCAAAGAGTGATAATAGCCGTTGAAAGATATATGAACACTCACCCTAATGGGTTTCTTGCTCGCAACTTTGCAGACGGTTACGAAGCTTTCTATTACTATATAAACGAAATACCTATTGCGGATTTTCATGAGCAAAAGAAAGGCTTATTCGGCTTTAATGCAAAGAAAATCATTGAAAGGGAAATATTAAATCGAAGAACATGAAGAAAAGAATAGAAAAAGAGATGCAGAAATACCAGCATAGATACAAATTGCATCAGTATTTGAAGTATGCCCGCCAATGGTGTTTCGCTCTGGCATATAAGGGTAAACTATACACGTTGTTAGACGATGGTAGAATTGTAAAGGAGAACAGTTGGTTATGAAGCATTTAATTGATGCCATTATAAAGAAATGGTTCTGTTGCCACGAGTGGGAATACTTATTTGAGAGGAGAGTTGAAGTTGTTGATGATTGGGGTAATAGCAGTTGGTACACCGTCCGTCACTATTTCTGCAAGAAGTGTGGTAAATATAAGAAAATTAAAAGTCATTGATTATGAAACAGACAGTAGAAGAAGCAGCCTACAACTATCTCCAAAAGATATTGGAATCAAGCGATTTTGAGATAAACTTTGAAGAAGATAATTATGATGCCGGTGCTCGCGATGCAGTACTTGATGTAACAGAACGGGCTTATATAGCTGGTGCTGAATGGCGCATTAATAGCGTGTGGCATAAGACCAAAGATGAAGTGCCACAAGCTCATGGAGAATACGAAAATGAACATTATCCGCAGATACCATGCCTTGTATATGGGAAATTAAGCACTGGAACTGGTTACGGTGTCCGCTATTGGAATGTAACAGAGCAGTGCTGGGACGATGAAGAGTGCGATGATTACGAGTGTTCCAAAGATGCCATTGAAGAATGGGCGTATTTGGATGATTTAATACCTAATAAAAAGCAATGATTATGAAATCAAAATATGTATTATCAGTCGAACAGATGGAACATTTGCAGGAGCTTGGGTTGGATACAAGCGATGGAAGCATGTGTTGGTGTTACGCTCTTTCTTATAAAAATGCAAAATGGGAACTTGAAATATATGAAGATGTAATTAATCAAAAACGAGATAGTGCATTTTG